CCCACCCATCGATAGCCTTTTCTAATTCAGAGGGACAGAAATAATGATTTAGTTTTATCACATTTTTCATTGATCGATGATATCGTTCTATCTTCCCTTGTGTCTGCGGATGCAAGGGCTTGCCATGAATATGCTTGATGTTATATACCTTACCGAGATACTCCTTGAGAGAGGAAGCAATATAACATGGTCCATTATCTGATAACAGACAAGGAGGATTCTGAAGTGTAATCCCAGCCTTTTCAACTGCCTTGTCTATTGTTCTGGATACATCTTCAGAGGTCATGCTCGAGCATAGCTCCCAATGGATAATATACCTGCTGTAGTCATCGATTACCGTAGAGAGATAATACCAGCCCCAACCCTTGACTTTGAAATAGGTAAAATCCGTCTGCCACATCTCATTGGCGAATTTAGTCTTATGATGGAACTCATCGGCTGCAAGGACGAAATCATGCTCCATACGTTCCAATAGACCTCTTTCATGCAGAATACGATAAAAGCTTGACTCGGAAACGAATATCTGACTTTCCTCCAATAAAAGGACGGACAACTCCCTGGGAGTGAGCTCAGGATGCTCTAAAGAAAGTTCGACCAGTATTTGTCGAATATTGTCGGGGATGCGGTTCCATGTCGTCTGCCTCCTATAAGGCGTTTCTCTAAGAGCATTCACTCCCCCTGTGGCATATTTCTGATACCAGTTATAAAAAGTACGCCTTGGAATACCTAAGCGTTTGAGGGCCTGAACAATACTTAACTCTGAACGCTTTACTGACAGAACGATACTCTCTTTCTCTTCCGCACTATAACGTATATACAATTCATGCATAGGCTTATTCGATGAGTTTCAAGCTTTTTTTACAACGTCATATCTCACTACCAAATCGGCAAGGGCTTCCTTTAAGCGAATATTTTCCTGACGAAGTTCCTTCACCTCATCACTTGTTGCTTCACGGACGATGTCACCATCAAGGCGAGCTTTACCTGCCTCAATAAATTCCTTATTCCATTTGTAATAAGTACTATCGGATATGCCATATTTACGGCAGAGCTCTGCGATGCTCTGTTCACCACGGATTCCTTCCATCACAATCAATACCTTTTGTTCTGAAGTGAAAATTCGTTTCGTGTTACGATGAATATCCTTTAATAAGGATTCTGAAGAGCACTGCTTAGGATTTACTGAAAAATTCTTTTTTGTTGTCGTTGTGCAAATATACTTTTTTATTAATATAATTCATACTAAAACCCCAAACTTAATTGAGGTCCCAGTTGTGCACTTTCGTTTGACAACGTACAATCAAAACAAGTCAAACATAAAATGAGATAAAGATATGGAAAAGAAAAAAGTCAGTAAAAAGGGAAAGGAGAATACCATCCATTCCGCCAAACAATATTTAGGGCTCAACCAAATTGAAGATCCGTCTGAACATCTCATTGCCGAACTTCGGGCAAGGGGAGCCAGAAGTTTCCAAGACCCAAACAAGCAGGATACAGAGAACACCACGTACTCTGAACCTGCACAGAACACAGAGAGTGCAACCATTCAAAGGCGCATCAGTGCCAAGATGAGAAAGGAAACGCTCGAAGCCTACAAGCAAGCCTACCTTGTCCCGACAAGATTGAGCAACCGAAAGGCGGTTTATCTGAGCCGAGAAATACAGGAGTGTGCCGACTTCATCGTGCGTAGGCTGGGCGACAGAGGAAGTAACCTTTCAAGTTTCGTGGAGAACATCGTGCGCCTCCATTTGGAGGAATACGGTGAGGACATAGAGAAGTGGAGAAGATTGTAAGCAGTTTGAGACTTTATCATACGATATACAAAAACAGTCGACTGTTTCTAAAAATCACTCGACTGATTATTTTATTCAGTCGAGTGAAATTATGAGTATTGATGAATGATGGGAATGACACGAACGCAGTTCGTCATAGAATGCACGGCATTCGCTTTTAATAACCAAAACGCTTTATGCGTAAACGTTTCGTTAGCTGACATTGCAAGACGTCAGTTTGTACCCACAAACTGCTCTTGCTCCCCTCGTTTATCTATCGGGGAGATTAGACCGTAATCACTACGTTCTCATCGGTCAGCATTCAGAAATTAAGCAACAACAAATCATCCATAATGATTAATTTTCAAGGAAACTTATATGAACGGATGCAAAGGAAAGACTGCCCGATGGCAGCAACAGGATAAGGAAGAACAGAGGATGAACAAGACGGAGTTCATCAAGGTAAGATGCACCTTAGAGGAGAAGCAGCGTATCAAATCAAAAGCGGAAAACGCAGGGCGGAAGTTCTCCGATTATTGTCGTGAAATACTCCTTAACGGAGAAGTGACTGCCGTCCCCAAGATGACCGACAATGAGAGGGAAGCCATTGCCATTCTTCAGCATACAGGACGGTTCTACGGACAGGTTTCCAACCTCATCAAAGTCAAGGACGAGGATTGGCTACATATCACAAAGAACCTCTCGCTATGTGCAAAGGAAGCATTTAAGCGGTTTTACAACCCGCATTTTCGTGTGGATGATGAGGTATATAAGGTCTTAAATCTAACAAGAAATGATAGGAAAATGTAAGGCGATAGCGCACGGAAGCACGGCTTTGGACTATATCTTCAGAGAGGGCAAGCTCGGCTATCGGCTTGCCTTCCACAACCTTTGCAGCAGAGAACCAAAGGCTATCTATGAGGAAATGAAAGTGGTCAGCAATTACAACAGCCGTTGCAAGAACAAGTTTCTCCGTATCGAAATAGGCATCGCACCGCAAGACGAGAAAAAGTTGCCTGTGTCCGAACTTATGCGGATAACCCATTTGTTTGCCAAGCGAATGGGACTTGACAACCACCAATGGGTGGCAGTAACGCACAAGGACACCGACAACAGACACATTCATATTATTGTCAACCGCATCAACCTATATGGAGAAGTGTATGATACCACCTTTGTGAGCAACAGGGCAGCGAGAGTGGCGGAGGAAATAAGTAGAGAGAAAGGCTTGACCATCGCCAAGAAGGTCAAGGCAGAAAGAAAATATCAAAAGACAAAAGCCAGTCCTGCAAGAGATCAGACCAAGCAGCAGGTGCAAAATATTTGCTATGCCCTGCTTGAAAAGTACAAAGGTACGGGTATCACGGGACACTCCATGTTCCTTTATGACCTTAGCAAGAGTGGCATAACCATTGAGCGCATGAAGAACAAGCAGGGCAAGGTCTATGGTTTGAAGTTCTCATTTGGCGGACAATCTTTCAAGGCATCGGAAGTGGGCAGAGAGTTCGGCTACCGTTCCCTGCAGAAAAACTTTGAACCAACCAACAGGGAAGAACCAAAGAAACCACACCAAACAATACAAGAGGCAACAGAAAAGAAAGAACAGCCTGATAAAGGCTACCAGCTTGTACCTAAAAGCCGTTCCTCTATCTCACGAGACAATGACACTCCACCTGAACAGAACTCCATTGGTGCAGTGGACACCATCGTTAGCGCAGCCGATGAACTTGTGGAAGAGTTAGGCGACTTGATTACACCATCCGCACAGGGCGATGACTATGCCGAAGCTACGTGGCAGCGCAAGCTCAGAAACCAAGCCAACAGAAAGAAGAAGCGAGGACGAGGATTATAACCCTATCAAAAATCGCATTAGAAAAGTGCAGAAAGAAGAATATCTCATCAAAAACGCTTGTTATTCGGTAACAAAGTATTATCTTTGCAGACAGAATAACAAGCGTTCTTTTTTAGGTAGAAAACAGCAACTTGAAGTAGTTTGCTCGTTTCCAAATCGTTACCTATTTAGTTATACCAACAAGGTAACTTCTTTATTTTCAACAAGTTGTATTTTAAGAATTATCTTAGTCCGCAATATGCACGCTATTAAACCCGCATCCTCCCCTACCCTCAACAGAACATAGGCAAGGATGTATGCCCAAAGCAAGCGGTTTTGCATGCGTTCAAAAAGCCTTAAAGATACAAATGATGGCAGCCATCGGCCACAAAACAAAAAAATATATCCAAAAAGTTGTTGCTTTATCAGATAAACACTACCTTTGAGACAGTGAAAAAGAAAAGGACGAGTCGCCCCGCCCTGTTTGTTTTCACAACGGAAAAATCCTTATTGTGACTTGCTTAAATAATATCTGAGTGCAAATATAGGCGTTTTCTACTAAAGAACCAAATAAAATAAAGAAAATATATGAAAACAATTCTTGGCTTAGACTTAGGAACCAACAGCATTGGTTGGGCCAAAGTCATCGTTGATGACAATGAAAATTATTTGAGAGACATTCAACTTGGCAGTCGTATCATCCCCATGAGCCAAGATGTTCTTGGCAAGTTTGATAAAGGAGTAACAGAGTCTCAAACCGCCATCCGAACGAGCTTCCGAGGCGTTCGACGCCTCAGAGAGCGCACTTTGCAACGCCGCGAACGCCTCCATCGCGTGCTACACACGTTGCATTACTTACCTCCCCACTACGATTCGGCCATTGGATGGGACAGGAAGACGCCCACTACTTATGGTAAATTTTTAAATCATGGTGAACCTAAATTGGCATGGGAACGCCGAGAAGATGGCACAATGCAGTTTCTTTTCATGGATGCTTTCCATGAAATGATAGCAGACTTCGCTAAATATCAACCCGCGCTCGTTGCTGACGGCAAGAAGGTGCCACTTGATTGGACGATTTATTACCTGCGTAAGAAAGCACTTACGCAACCCATCAAGAAAGAAGAACTTGCCTGGATTTTGCTCAACTTCAACCAAAAGCGTGGCTATTACCAACTTCGTGGCGAAGAGGATGAAGAAAATGCCGCAAAACATGAGGAATATCATGAGTTGAAAGTGGTTGGCGTTGAAGTCGATGAAGCGGGAAAAGGTGACAACACCTGGTATAATGTGAAGTTAGAGAATGGCTGGATATATCACCGTCAAAGCAAAATACCCTTAGACGACTGGGTGGGTAAAGTCAGGGCTTTCATTGTGACAACCGAATATGAAAAAGACGGAACAACACCCAAAAAAGATAAAGAAGGCAACGTGAAACGCTCCTTCCGCTCACCAAATGAAAACGATTGGGGCCTGCGAAAGAAACAAACTGAGCATTCGTTAGAAGCATCGGGCACGCCTGTTGGCGCTTTTATCTATGACCACCTCTTAAAAGAACCCTCTGATAAAATCCGCGGAAAATTCATCCATACCATTGAGCGTAAATATTACAAGCAGGAATTAGCAGCCATTCTTCGCGAGCAAAGCAAACACCATGAAGAACTATGCAGCAAGGACATGTTAAAAGCATGCATCGAAGAGTTATATCCAAACAACCCACTTCATCGTGAAAGTCTGTTGAAAAAGGACATGACTTACTTGCTCATAGAGGATCTTATCTTCTACCAACGCCCGCTGAAGAGTAAGAAATCGCTGATTGCAGAGTGCCCCTATGAGGCCTATTCCTATGTGGACAAGGAAACAGGAGAAATGAAACGGCAAGGCATTAAATGTATAGCAAAATCCAATCCCTACTACCAAGAGTTCCGTTTGTGGCAGTTTATAGCCAACTTACGCCTACGCAATCAAGCCGACGAGCGCGACGTAACAGCCGAGTATCTGCCTCATCAAGAAGACTATGTGCGCTTGTTTACCTATTTGAACGATAGGAAGGAAATCAATCAAGAGACGCTGTTGAAGGACTTTTTCAAGTTGAAGAAGGTGACGATAGGCGGCGAAAAGGTGTTTCCTATTCGCTGGAACTACATCGAAGACAAAGAAAAGAAATATCCTTGTAATGCAACACGCCACGAACTTCTCCTTGCACTCGACAGAGCTGGCATAGAACATGACTGGTTAGATGATCGAGATTTGGCTTATCGATTGTGGCACTTGCTCTATTCTGTTGACTCTAAAGACGAAACAGAGCGTGCATTGCGCAAGTTGAAAGATGACGATGCTTTCGTTGAATCGTTCTTAAAAATTAAGCCCTTCGAGAAAGAATATGGTGCCTATTCAGAGAAAGCCATCAAAAAACTACTACCCGTTATGCGGAGAGGAAGTTTATGGAACGAGGCAGACCTCTGTCCTTCTACAAAAGAGAGGATTGCTAATATTTTGCAAGGCACTATCGATGAGAAACTCAAAAAGAAGATAGGGGCGTTTATTTCGTCTTGTCAACAGGTGTCAGACTTTCAAGGATTGCCCGAATGGTTGGCGTGTTATGTGGTATATGGGCGCCATTCTGAAGCTACAGACATACAGCGCTGGGAAACACCCGAACAGCTTTTAGATTATATCCATAAGTTTAAACAATATTCCTTACGCAACCCTATCGTGGAACAATGCATTCTTGAAACCCTCCGCACGGTATATGACATTTGGAAAGAAGCGGGACAGATTGATGAAATCCATGTAGAATTAGGCCGAGAAATGAAACAGACGGCCGAACAACGTGCGCATCTCACAGAGAAGGTGCTGCGCAATGAGAACACGAATCTCCGCATCAAGAGTCTGTTGATGGAATTGAAAAACGATGCCGATATAAAGGACGTTCGCCCCCATTCGCCGATGCAACAAGAAATCTTACGCATTTATGAGGAAGGCGCTTTGCAAACGTTATCGAAAGACGACGCAGCGTTTGCCGAGATCATGAAGATTTCAAAAATGGCGCAACCCTCCGCAAGTGAGTTGCAAAGGTATCGATTGTGGCTCGAACAAAAATATCGTTCGCCATATACTGGAAAACCGATTTCACTTTCAAAACTTTTCACTTCAGCCTATCAGATTGAGCATATCATTCCTAAAAAACGCTATTTTGACGACTCGTTCTCCAATAAAGTTATCTGTGAAGCAGAAGTAAATAGAGAGAAAGGCAGCATGTTAGCCTATGAATTCATAAAGGATTGTGGTGGCGATGTAATACATTGTACGGCTTTAGGTGATGTAACCATCTTGAGCGAAGCAGAATACAAGGCCTTGGTAACAGAATTGTATGCGAATAACAATTCGAAGAGAGAGAAGCTACTGATGGAGGATATTCCTCAGGAATTTGTCAACCGACAACTGAATGACAGCCGCTATATCAGCAGGGTGGTGATGACTTTGCTTTCTAATATTGTGCGCATTGAAAGCGAAGAAGAGGCCACTTCCAAATTTGTTATTCCGTGTTCGGGAGGCATTACCGACAAGCTTAAGAAGGATTGGGGTTTAAATGATGTTTGGAACAATATTGTTTATCCGCGTTTTGAACGCTTGAATGCACTCACCAACACCACTGACTTTGGCCAATGGGAGAACAAAGAAGGGAAAAGGGTGTTCCAAACTTCGGTTCCACTTGAACTGCAACGTGGCTATCAAAAGAAGCGCATCGACCACCGACACCATGCTATGGATGCATTGGTGATTGCCTGTGCCTCACGCAATATCATTAACTATTTGAACAACCAAGAAGCTAATGACCCCACGAAGCAAGAAAATGCGCGAAAACAACTTTGCATTAAAAATCGCATTATCCGCAAACCTTGGGAAACCTTTACGCAAGATGCCTACAAGGCTTTAGACAACATTGTGGTGAGTTTCAAAAACTATGTTCGTGTGATCAATAAAGCCACCAATTATTATGAACGGTATAATGCCGACGGAAAGAAAGTTGTTGACGAACAAAAGGGAGAGGCGATGTGGGCTATTCGAAAGCCTATGCACAAAGATACGGTCTTTGGTCATGTCAACCTGCGGCGCAAAGCTGTCGTTAAGTTGAAAGATGCATTAGAGAATATTCCTGCGATTTGTGATAAGACGCTCCGCCATTATATTCAGGACTTACAGAAAAAGCACTTCAACACCAAGCAATTGCTGGCACATTTTAAAAGCATTAACTACCGATTGAATAAGCAAGCGGTTGATAAAGTTGAAGTTTGGCAGTATAGTGATGATAAAGAACAGCTGGCAGCAACGCGGAAACCATTAGGCCCTTCATTTGATGCAAAGCGCATTGCCGCAATCACCGACACGGGCATTCAGAAGATATTGTTGAACTATCTTCAAGCAAAAGGTGGCGACCCTACCATCGCTTTTACGCCCGAAGGAATTGCTGAAATGAATCAAAACATAGCGGTTTATAATGGGGGCAAGCAGCATCAGCCCATCCTAAAGGTAAGGATTGCAGAACCAATGGGCGCTAAATATCCCATAGGAGAAACGGGAAACAAGGGCGCTAAATATGTTGAAGCACAAAAAGGCACAAACCTTTACTTTGCTATCTATGAAGATGAAGAGGGCAATAGAACCTATGACACTATTGCACTGAATGTGGTTGCAGAACGATTGAAGCAAGGACTTACCCCTGTTCCAGAGAAGAATGAAAAGGGGGTTGCACTAAAATTTTATCTCTCACCAAACGACTTGGTGTATGTACCCACCGCAGATGAACTACTCACTAAGGAATGTAGTTTAGACAAAAATAGAATTTATAAGATGGTAAGTGCAACAATGAACCGATGTCTCTTCCTACCTCATCGCGCGGCAAAGACTATTTATGACAAGGTTGAGTTCGAGGCTTTAAACAAGATGGAAAGAGCTTTGACTGGAGAAATGATTAAGCCAATTTGCTGGAAAATGGAAGTTGACCGCTTAGGTCACATCGTCAACATCATCAAATAGCCCCCTTAGCTTATGATTAAGAAAACACTTTGCTTTAGCAATCCCATCTATTTGAGCCTACGCCATGCGCAATTGGTGCTCCATCTGCCTGAAGTGGTGCAGAACAACACGCTACCCGAAACGATGAAAAAAGAAGCCGAGCGCACCATCCCAATAGAAGATATTGGGGTGGTGATACTCGACAGCCCGCGTATCACGGTAACTTCGGGTGTGTTGGAGGCTCTATTAGACAATAATTGTGCGGTGATTACATGCGATCAAAAGAGCATGCCTGTGGGGTTACTTCTGCCTTTATGCGGCAACAACACGCAAAACGAGCGGTTTCGTGCGCAAGTAGATGCCTCACTCCCCTTGCGTAAACAACTATGGCAACAAACCATCAAACAGAAAATCTTAAATCAAGAGCATGTTTTACGCACCACTACGGACAAGGAAACCAACTGCATGCGCGTATGGGCAAACGAGGTACGTAGCGGTGATCCGGACAATCTTGAGGCACGAGCAGCCGCCCACTATTGGCGCAATCTATTTCTTGATTATCCTCATTTTGTTCGCGATCGGGAAGGAACTCCACCCAATAACCTCCTGAATTATGGCTATGCTATTCTGCGTGCTGTCATTGCTCGTGCCTTGGTTGGAAGTGGTTTGTTGCCAACTTTAGGCATCCACCACCACAATCGTTATAATGCTTATTGCTTGGCTGATGATATCATGGAGCCTTATCGCCCGTATGTTGATCAACTTGTTATTCAGATACTGCATAAACATAAAGAGGCTTCAGTGCTTACAAAAGAACTAAAAATGGAGCTCTTAGGCATTCCGATGCTCGACGTTGTAATGAATGGAAAAAGAAGTCCGCTTATGATTGCTGCACAACAAACAACAGCCTCGTTAGCAAAATGCTTCTCTGGAGAAATACGCCACATCAGTTATCCTGAGCTGTAACCCCACTTATGGTCGACTTTAAACGCTTCAGTGAGTATCGCATTATGTGGATTCTCGTATTCTTCGATTTGCCAACAGAAACCAAGAAGGAAAAGAAAGCCTATATGGATTTTCGAAAAATGCTGATAAAAGATGGCTTTACCATGTTCCAATTCTCTATCTATGTTCGCCACTGTGCAAGTATAGAAAATGCAGAAGTGCACATGAAGCGTGTTCAAGCGAACCTCCCGCAACGCGGAATGGTGGGAATGTTATGCATCACAGATAAACAGTTTGCCAACATTCGCCTTTTCTTTGGCGAGAAACCTAAAGCGCCTAACGCACCAGGACAACAATTGGAATTATTCTAAAAGATGCAGGATGGAAAAGGAGAGAACCATAAATCTTTGGTTGAAATGCCTCGTTTAAAAAGAAATCTTTTTTTGTTGTTTCCTAACAACTTAGCCTACAACAAGAAAAAACTTGGAGAAAGCATCATAAGAAATCACCTTAATAGAAAACAAAAATCCCACTTCAATGAAGTGGGATTTCGTTTTGTGGCACCATTTTTATTTTCTTCAACAACCTTATATCCTTTTGATAAACAACAAATTACAAAGAATGAGTTGTTGTTGATACCACAAAGGTAGATATTTTTAAGCAAATCACAACGAACAGCAGTTCGTTGATAGATAGCTGCGAAGTTGTTGTTGATACCACAAAGGTAGATATTTTTAAGCAAATCACAACCCAATGCGGAAATGATGCCGAATATCTTCGGGTTGTTGTTGATACCACAAAGGTAGATATTTTTAAGCAAATCACAACAGATAAAGACATGGTCGGTTTCTTTCTCTTGTTGTTGTTGATACCACAAAGGTAGATATTTTTAAGCAAATCACAACTGACGGAGAAAATCAACGAACTCGTAAAGGGTTGTTGTTGATACCACAAAGGTAGATATTTTTAAGCAAATCACAACTTAGATACTTCTCTGAATTCTTGCGGTGTAGTTGTTGTTGATACCACAAAGGTAGATATTTTTAAGCAAATCACAACTTGCGTTGGTGCATTCATTTTGCCACTCACGTTGTTGTTGATACCACAAAGGTAGATATTTTTAAGCAAATCACAACGCCAATAGTGTTCGTTTGAAAGCTCCTGCGGTTGTTGTTGATACCACAAAGGTAGATATTTTTAAGCAAATCACAACTAGCCTGATAACCTTTATCCTGCATAACGGGTTGTTGTTGATACCACAAAGGTAGATATTTTTAAGCAAATCACAACTTGATTTCCGTTATGGTATGACACAACCAGTTGTTGTTGATACCACAAAGGTAGATATTTTTAAGCAAATCACAACAGTATGGCACGTTATCTGATATGGATAAATGTTGTTGTTGATACCACAAAGGTAGATATTTTTAAGCAAATCACAACCCACCTCGAGATTGTGATGCGCGAAACCTCGTTGTTGTTGATACCACAAAGGTAGATATTTTTAAGCAAATCACAACTGGAAAACACCTTACTAATAAACAAATAGAGTTGTTGTTGATACCACAAAGGTAGATATTTTTAAGCAAATCACAACTGGAATTCTCGTGGTTCTGAATATAATTATGTTGTTGTTGATACCACAAAGGTAGATATTTTTAAGCAAATCACAACCATCCTGTAATGCGGATGCTACACTATCCGGTTGTTGTTGATACCACAAAGGTAGATATTTTTAAGCAAATCACAACATGAAAAAGAAAAGTGTTTTGCAGGTGTTGGTTGTTGTTGATACCACAAAGGTAGATATTTTTAAGCAAATCACAACTGCAACAGAATATAAAATAGATAACTTGCTGTTGTTGTTGATACCACAAAGGTAGATATTTTTAAGCAAATCACAACGGCTATACGTCAGCAAATATCCCAGTCAGAGTTGTTGTTGATACCACAAAGGTAGATATTTTTAAGCAAATCACAACTGCATTGATGACTTGATAGGAATAAACCAAGTTGTTGTTGATACCACAAAGGTAGATATTTTTAAGCAAATCACAACTGGAGAGTGACAAAGAAAAAATTATTAAAGAGTTGTTGTTGATACCACAAAGGTAGATATTTTTAAGCAAATCACAACACTAGTGTTGTTCCACTTCCCATATATGGGGTTGTTGTTGATACCACAAAGGTAGATATTTTTAAGCAAATCACAACTACAATAGTTTCCTTAAATTCCTCCGCAATGTTGTTGTTGATACCACAAAGGTAGATATTTTTAAGCAAATCACAACAGGGGAGAACGAGAACCTGATGAAGGTGCAGTTGTTGTTGATACCACAAAGGTAGATATTTTTAAGCAAATCACAACTCAACGCCATCTTGGAAGCTATCGGAAATGTTGTTGTTGATACCACAAAGGTAGATATTTTTAAGCAAATCACAACCTACATACCCGTTAGGTAAATCTGATGAATGTTGTTGTTGATACCACAAAGGTAGATATTTTTAAGCAAATCACAACGGACGGTGGAAGAGAAGAAAAAGGTATATAATCCGTAAAACGAAGCGTTCCGAAAAAATAAAACGAAGCGTTCTATCTCGTAAAACGAAATGTTCTTTTTTAGGTTCCCCCCAATATAAAAAACGCCTCAGATTTCTCTGGGGCGTTTCTTGTTTCTTATCATTCTTTTCAAACATTCAAGTCAAACTTCACGCTCTCATCACCTTTAGGCAGTTGCCTTGTTCGCTCTAAATTGTTATCGTAAATGTGTACGTTTCCGAGATTAAGCGTTATGTTTTTCAGTGGCAGGTCTATCTGTCGTGCCATCAAATAAAGATGGTATATATCGGCTGGCAACCCAAGGTTTGCATCACTGCTTCGCTGGTAGGCCGATAGAACCAGTTCCCCGCCATCAATCTGGAATTGTACCAGGCTGAGGCACGGAGCCTGGTTGCTTTCTGCGCCTGTCTCGCCGAGGAACAGCACATAATTCTTCGAGTTGCGCTTCTCGCAGTTTATCCTCGCTAACAATGGCGGTAGCTTCTCAAAGTAGGTCGGATAACTATTGACGAGCACGGCCCGCAATAGTCCCACCAGTTAATACCTGCCTCGCGGTATCTTTCCACCTGCCGCTCTCCTTTCATGAAGAGTTGAAGTTCGTTCTTCAGTTTCTTTCTGGCTATGCCGTGGTTCTCGAATATGTCGAGCAGGTCGGTAGGCGACAATGAAAGTTGCTCGTTGAGCAAGTAGCGGATATTCCCTTTCTTGTTGGCCTGGGTCTTTCCTTGCTTCAGGATTTTGTCCAGTATCTGATAGTATTTGTTCATCATTCAAACGGTATTAGAATATCATTCAAGCGACATCCGTGTAAAGCATAATGTCTGTATAGGACGAATTGTAATTCATGTGGGCGTTGAATTCCCTGCGGTGGCAGTTCCTAAACGGGTCGCCGAGATTCGGGTGCCTGCCCATCCAGTCGCACAGCTCTATGATAGAGGACTTGTTCGAGGTGAAGTAGATGAAGCGGTGACCCGCAAGTATGGTCAGCACATCAAGGTAATCAGACAGTTTCCAAAACATTCTGTAGGTTTTGCTGTCCGTACTCAGATAGGGCGGGTCAACGAGGAATACCACGCCCGGCACATCCTTGTACCGTTCAAACACCTCCTTGTAATCGCTGGAGGTAATGGTCAGTCCTTCGAGATAGTCGTCGCAAGGAGGATAATCCACCCCTTTGATATTATTGTATAAGGTCTCCTTTTCCAAGTCCGCATAGCCCATGGCATACTTCATCGAAAAGAGAATAGACGAGGATAGCGTGATATAATCAACATACCCGTGTTCACTCTCATGCCAGCGGATACACGACAGCACCTGCTCGCGCTGTTCTCCCATGATGGCCTTATGGCGTGGCACGTCCACTATTGCACGCAGTTCAGCCAGCAGGGCATTCGTCTGGGGTAATGCCTCCAGCCGTTTACGATAGCCGTCAAAATCATTATATACAACGGTGGAGTTCGGCTTCTGGCACTTGGCGATATGGGACAGCAGACCGCTGCCGCCGAACAAGTCCACGAAGGTCGTACCGTCAGGGAACTGCTGGAGCACCTTGATGTACTCCTTGGCAAACATCCGCTTCTGTCCCTGGAATGGAAGCGGTGCCGAAAGATATTGTTTTCTCATTGTCGCACTTATTTGGTACGGCAAAGGTCGCCATATTCGGTGAGGCAGAAGAACATTTACACCAAATCACACTGCAAGCGGTTTGCAGTCGCTTTGGAACCGTTTGATGAGCATATATACCTTGCGCTCGCTTACCGCATACTTTTCCGACAGCCTGGCTATGATATACGACACTTTCTCGCCACGATTCAGCAGCGTAGTGTAATCGGTGTATAAGTCCACAAACTCCTCGTCTTCCAGACGAATTCCTGCTATTTTGAGCCTTTTTATCAGCTCCCTGTTAAATTTCAAGACCTCTATTATCTTCATTATCACAAAATTTTGTATCTTTGCAATGTCTCACTTATTATTGCGCATTAGCGCAAACATAAAAATAGCTCACAGCGTGAGCGAGGGCATACGGCCCCCCGGTCATGCGCTGTCAGCGTTTTATGTTCTAATAGTAAGTGAGACGACTATTTTAACAGGCCGGGGGCTTTTTTTTCACTCCCCGGGAGATTATTTAATTGACTATATATTACTTTGTCAGCCAATCGAGTTTTTCTGCATCTTCGAACGTTCTTTCCGAACCTTTGTATGCTTTGAGGAGTTCTGCAGCGTCGAGCGAGTCGATTTTAACTTCAACCTCTTTTTCAGCTAACGATTTGAAATACTCCTCGCCTTTCTTATTCCACGCTGCAAACCAAGTGTTTATTTCTGCTATTTCGCGCTTTTCGGCTTCGGTCATGTCACGGACCTCTTCCTTAACCTTACGCTCAAGTTCCTGCGCCTCTTTTACCCGCTGCTGCATCTTCTCAAACTCTTCATCCTGAAGCGTTGCACGCACCTCCTCGATGTCTTTATCATAAGTTTCTGAGATAGGGCGCAAAGCCTTGAGGTTCTTCCACACTGCGAGCATAGCTTCATCACTCATACCGCTTACTTTCAACACTTTTAATGCTCTGTAGCTTCAACTGCCTTAATCGTTTTTACTTTCATTTTTACTTTAATTCTTACTAAATTACTTTGTTATTTACTTTCCTTTAGCTTCTGTTGCACTGACTGTGCCGAGCTTCGCTGCGTTGACCTTGCAGTACTTCACGAAGTGCGTCACATCGGTGACCACGCTGATGATTTTGTCTTCGTCGGCAGTCAAATAGCTGATGTTGATACCTCCGAAATGCGCGAATGTAGCGAGCATTTCTTTGCCGGCCTCGTTGCTGCTGACACTTCCGTTTTCGATGTTTGCATACTTGTCGTTTTCAACCGAAACGACAGCCTTGATAATCGTACCTGTACCTACTGCTTCAACACTTGCCTTGAAGCCTGCGATTGCTTTTACTTTTACTTCCATTGTTGTGATAATTAAATTATTCGTATTCAAATATATATGTTAATGTATAGCCAAAGTCATTATAGAAATGACTTGGACACTGCATGTCTAACTTCGTTACTCCCGCCTCATATTGAATGTATTTAGGCTCAGCATCCCGTATTTCAACATCAACAGTTTCCTTCACTTGCCCCGTTGCTGTATTCTTGATTTCAAGAGTTATCTTTTTCAAATCATACGTCTCACGGAATTTCCTTTTGATGATGCATTGTCCGTAAACAATCCTGTCCCTTTCTGTCGGACTTGGGTCTACAGATATATAAATGCCCGGAATACCTTTAATGACAAGTCTTAAGATATTAGTAAGCGGAGCCTTTACTGTTATTCTGTATGACGCTCTGTTATCAGGATATGATAATCCCACAGCTTTCTCCAACTTATCTGTCCAAGTCGCCTTTCTGTTAACGGCACATGCGATAACAGTGAACTCATCACCGGTAACGGATTGACTAATTGCAGGACAATCTACGATGTTAACCGCACAGCTCTGCCCCTGTGTCAGAGGAAAATCGTCAAAGGTCTTGAAATATGCATTTCCTGTTTTATCAATAACTGCTACTCCGAAATAACAGTTTGAGAACAAGTCGGTTATGCTGATATTATTAGCAGGGAGGAGGTTTTGACATGTGATGCGGACGAGAAACAAATTTGAATTCTTGTATATATTCTTGTCATTTGGGAAAGTCACCTTGAAAGGTGCGATACAATTATGATTATAACCTATGAAATCACCAATCCGGAAAGGTGCATTCATACCACCTGTAGGTTTCCTATATGTCATTTCTGCTTCTAAATCCTTTACTTCGCCTGTATACAGAGGTAAAGATATTCCATAAGGTGCACCTGCCACATCTTGTCCCAACCAGCTGTTGTTTGAAAATGGCTGATTAAAACAGACAGGCTTGCATTTTGCCCACATATTTATTTTTACACTCTTGCACAATGTCCCAAGATCGTTGCTTGTCTCACCGAGTACTGTCTTCACATCTGCGATGCTGACGGGAGCCTGAATGATGCCATTGACGATACTCATGCCGGGCCTCCTTTCTCTTTATAACAAGTCACGCTGCCCGTTACGGTGAGCGAGCCCTTGACGAGCAGGTCGCCCTCGACGATTAAATCTCCTTCAACCGTTCCGGCCTTGGGGATAAAGTGCCTTAATACCTCTTTTTCCTTGACCACGGTCCTGACTTCTGTTCTTACCGTTGTCACGCCGAACTTGTCGGCCAACCATTTTATCAATTTCTTCATGTCAGTTATGTTTTAATAATTCGACTTCCTTTTCAAGTTCCATTACCCGTTTCTTTAATCTTTCTACCTTATCGTCTACCTGCACAGCTGCACCTAATGCGAGTGCAATGAGGCGCGTATCGAGATAGTTCAGTTTCAGATAGCCGCCTTCGGCAGTGTAAACCATATTCTTTAGCACACTTCCACGAACGTTTTGTGCAATAAAGCCGATACCGTGCCGGCCCGTGTCCTTGTAATCGAACTGCCACGTACCGCCAAGCGAGCGAATTATCCGCATACTATCAACCTGCTTGATATTTTCTTTCAGTCTCCGGTCTGAAGTGGTATAAGCTGTTACGCCACCCTGAGCCAGCACGTTTCCTGTAAAAATTGCCGTTCTGTCCCTGCTGATAACGAGTGCATTCTGCCAGCCGTTATTGAAGATATTGAACTGCAATTCACTACCTTCGAAAAGCGTGTAAAGAGGTCGGTCATTGCATCCGAAATAAACGACGTTGGAGTCTGAAATAAACAGTGCACGCTGATTACCACCCTCCTTATCTTTCAGGCGCAGGCCCTTGTTGTTGGCAAGGCTCAAGTAGCCACCGACAGCAAGGTCACTGTAGACCTCACTGCCGCTCTCGCGGAAGCGGGCGATGAGCGTACTGTTATCTTTCGTGATGCCGAAACCGAGACTGTCGGTACCGCCCCCGCGAATGTTACCTATCTGATAATGTGTAGCGTACCACGAGAAGTCCAGCGCGTGGTTGATGGCAGCGTTCGTGACCGGCACATTATTAATTGAACCACGGGTATTGCGGGCGGTCGTGATATCGCAATTCTCTGTGCCGCCAATGTAAAGCCTATCGCCGACACGTACCGAACCTTTTACGTTCAGTTTATAGGGCGAATTCAGTTCCGTGTCTCCAATAACGACATTTCCGTTATTAAGTACACTTAGCACATGTTTCGCCGCCGAGTTCCATATAAAAAAGCGCGTCGGATAGCCGCCAAACACCCACCGCTGCCCGGAGGCACACTGACAGCTGAACGAACTCTCATCCGAGGTGGAAGTGAGGAAAATGCCGGCCGTGCCTGCATGTTTGACAGTCAGCACACCGTCTACGTTTCCCGTGCCGTCGAACTGCTGTCCCCAAATCAGCTGGCTATCCTTTAGTTTTGTTGCAGATACCGCATTACTATTGAGGGGTAGATACTTGCCAGAAACGATGTCATCAGTGAGTTGTGAAAGTTTTGTCGGCACTGTTATGTTAAGTGTTGCGTTCGCACTTTTAGGGTTGAAAGTATCTATTGCTACACCATTTTTTTGCAAGGTCAGAGAATAGATGCTTTGATGCACGGTAAGAGGTGTTATCGTGCCTGTACCAAGCGTTATCGTACCACCTACTATTTTTGCGTCTGTGATACCATATCCTTGTAATGTTGTAGGCTTATCTTGCAACTGCGAGAAAGCATGCGTGTGTGATATGCTTGCAGCATCGGTGATGCCATACCCCTGCAGGGTGTTCGGCTTGCCTGTCAAGGAAGCAAAAGAGTGCGAGTGAGCAGCAGGATTGAACTCATTCGGCCTGCCCGTGATTTCACTCCAGGCATACGAGGGTTTTGTCGCTGCCTTGGCCCAGTCTGGCACATCGCTGGCGGGCATAGAAGCAGGCTTGTTCTTGATGATTGACCAGTCCACCGAGGTCAACGCACCTCCCTCAACTTTCTTTAATCGCTCATTCAGATCATTACCGAGGAAAGCCGAGAGGACAGCTGCCGCCTTTGCGGTAGTGTAGTCGCTCCAGCGGTCCAGGCGCTCATAGCTTGTGCCGCCACTTTCGCTACCACTACCCTGCACGGCGCCTGCACCGAATGCCGTCAATCCACCTGTAGCATATAAATTTGCTTTCTTATCACTGCTCGAAACTCGCGTCAGTGCCAGCGCACCATTTTTCTCATCATAGCTGATTTTGATATCGCCGATAGTGACACCCTTGAGGAAATTTATCAATTCCTTGACCGTATCTTCCTTGTCCTTGCGTAGGAAGGCATCGTATGCAGGGCTGTCCTCCGCGAGGTCACGGGCGCGGTCGGCATAGCGGGCGCGTGCCGCCTCACCTGCCTTGAGGGCGGTATCGGCCTGCTCGGCAAAGGTAGCCTTGTCGGCCGTGAGTGCGCGGCGCACGCTGTTGTCCGGCTGATACGCAGGGCCTGCACTGCCGGCCGTCGTTCCACCTGTAGCCCGTCTGCGGGCAAACATTTTTATATCAATCATGCTCAATCTCCTTTAATGTCAGTTCTGCCGTACCTTCGGCAAGGTTCCGGCTTAGCCCTTGTACGAAGAATGTCTTGTTCATAAAGTTATGCCGGAAACGGACGAACATGGCCGCGATACCGCCGTGTACGTCGGTCACGCGCTGCGTCATAACCACGCGAGGCGCATGCCACTCGTCGTAGCAGCTGTCGATATAGAGCTGTTCGGGCTTGGCACGCCGGGTCGTGCTATGGTCGAAGAGCTGCTGCACGCCGTCGCCCGTGTCCGTATCTACGGGCGTGGAGAGGGCCGGGCCATTAGTGACACCCATGCGGATACATTCCTCACGCGTCAGTGCCGAGGTGATTTTGAACTCGATATCGTCTTTCGGATTACAGAACGCTGTCTGCACCGCACTCATATACACGATATCGTGCTCGTCGCCAAGGCGCTCTACGAGCCCGTTGTCGCTCGCCACCTTAATTTCAAATTCCTTGATTTGAATAGAGCTTACATGGGCCAACAAAGACACAGCATTCTCTGTCCACTTCGTGTGCCGGAAAAAGGTCGGGTGGCGGCGCGTGATGTCGGACCACAGCACATTCACCGGACCGAGAATAACGAAGCGCACGGGGCCGCTGACATGGTCACCCTTGCGCACAGGGATGGCCATTCCCTCGGTGGACACGCCGCGCTTCCAGCTGATGTTGTTCTGCAGCGCGTATTCGCGGCCGATGAGTCTGTCGCTGAGCTTCGGGTCGAAGCCTATCGTGAAGCTCTGCGCATAGTACTCATCATCGCTCGCACACTCCGAACGCTCCTTATATTTACGCCACGAAAAGTCCTCGATTTGCGAACCGCTTCCCGTCTCGACGACGCACTTATCGCCGATAATAAGCATACAGCTACGAGGCCCACCTTGCTGATTTTGTCCGTCTCATCACCCACGGCGCTGTACTTGAACTCATACTGCTCAGGAGCCGAGTCCACAAAAGGAAACCAGCCTGTCTCGCCCTGTTCGTCCCAAGCGGGCTCTTCGCCGCGCTTCGGGTCGGGGTCGGTCTGCTTCCAAAACTTTCGCGTATAGTAACGAAAATTTCCGTTTCTATCCGGTACCGCTTTTCCGCGTACCGGCACCTTCCCTTTCGGAACGGGGCCACCCAAGGGCATGAATATCCACTCCTTAGTGCGCAAATCCCGGTAGCCAGCCGTCTGCGCTGCGAGGGGATTGAGCAACATTTTTCCCGACAGCACGATATAGTTCGTCGTTTCATCGTCTGCGGACGAAAAGACACCGCCCGCGCGGTTGCCCGTGTAGACTGCATAGGGTATTGCTGCGCGAAGGTCGGTCTCGGCGGGATAGGTTTTTGCCGGTTCATCCTGTCCGTTACCATTCACCGACAGCACGAGCGTATCTGTCATGTCGATTTTGGCAACGGGACTGTTGTCGCGTTCCGTCGACGCATAAAACACCTTTCCGTAGGCCACGAGTGCGGCTCCAAGGTGTTTACCGAGCCATTGCAGCTCATCGTGCTGCTTCTTCCCCGTCTGGCCGAAATGCTCGGTAAGGTCTTCCCCGGCGTGATCAATACCGTCGTGCATGGGGAATCGCCACTCCGGATGCCGTTTTATCCATACATACCAATCAATAATATTTCCGGCATCATAGCCTGTTCCACCGGTCATGACCAAGTCCTTGAAATCGTCAAGGGCCCGGTTACCGGTGCCCCAGCTGACGAGTTCGGTCATGTACTTTTGTCGGGCGATAAAATAACTTCTGAGCGCACTTTCCTCCAGCGGACTTTCAATCAAGGAATCTACTTTCTCTACCTTACAGGTCAGCTGAATACGATTGTAAACCTCACCGACATCGATAGTCGTATCGGTGCCTACGACATTTGCGGTCGTGATATCCACCTGCCTGTGCGGCACGGTGACAACCTGTCCGCCGATGAGGTTCTTCCATGTAATCGCCTCGTTCCTTTTTACGCTTTCCCATGAAAACGCATGGAATGAGAAACCCGTTTGAATAATGTGCAGGCTGAGGTATTTTAATAGCTCGGTAAGCACGTCTTCCGCTGTCCATACATTGTCCTCTTCGTCACCAAGAAACAATAACTCGTTGATAGCAAGTCGCGAAAAGATATCGTAGCGCCGGGCAGGCATGATATCCACGGCCATGCTACCGGCATAATGAAGGGCCGTATCGTGGCCGCCCAAAATATCAAGGCCCGTCGTAAGGTCACCAAGCAACTCTTTGATGATTGAAAAAAAACTGCGCTGCTTCGCGGCCGCTTTCACGGCCGCATAGGTCACGCCCGCCATGCCGATATTTCTATATTTGGCATATTGCAGGGCGGTCAGTACGTCAATGCAGCTCAACTCGATTTCGTCTTCTTCCTCGTTGTAGGACTGCGAGTAGGACTGCGGCTCGATAAAACCGGCAAAGAGGCATTCACCTTCGCGATAGATATTTACCACAGCATCACGGCAGGAGGCACAGAAAAGGTCGGGGGTGAAGTTCTTCACGAGGAGGCGCACGGAAGCCTGATACTTGAGCAGTACGTCAAATGTGTCGCTCACCTGACTTTCAATTTCCACGGGGTCGTCCGTCCAGTTGATGCCGCTGCCTTCGGCCCCGATTTCGAGTTCTTTTGTGCGGTCGTTCCGGGTGACGATATGTACCTCGATGCGCTCGTTCTTTTCGTTATAGAAGTGTCCGTGTATGTACATTTTTATCTTTTTACAGTTTGATATTTGTCTTCCGTCTGCTGATACGTGTCTCGTTAGCCAGTGCCAGAACGAGGTCACGGCCACGCAGCCTGGCCTCCAATCGTCCGCCACCGTTGCTTTCACCGCCGATGAGCGATTTCAGCTTGTTCAGCGGTGCAATCACTTCGGGGTTTGAGCGTGCCCCGCATACTCGCCCATGATAGAGAGTGTAGGGCCATAGACGATACCGCCGTCGGCAAAGGGCGTAACGCCATTGATGAAGTTGAAAAGGCGACTCTGCTGCGCACCATTGAGTATCATTTCGCCCGAATTTACACGAGCCAACAGTTTATCGCCAGTAGGTGAGGAACCGCCAACGATACCTCCGTTTGCAAAGGCACCGCTGACGGATGCCAGGGCAGCTACGACAGCGGCCACACCTGCGGCAATGGCAATGAGGTTATAAGGGAAAGGCATGCTTGCACCACTGGCCGTTGCACTTGCTATAGCCTGGCCGCCCTTGGCAGCCGTATTCGTAATTGTCGCAGCCGTATCAGCAGCCGTGGCAGCAGTGTGTGTTGCTGTCGCTGCGGTTTCGCTGGTTGTTGCAGCAGTTTTCACTTGACTGGCTGCCGAACTCATCTGTGTCGTAACCGTCATGGCCTTGATGAGGTCTACTACGCCTGCAATGCCCTGAAAGATTTGTATGGCACCATCTACCACGCCCGCGAGTGTCTCCCATGCATTACGGCCACCCTCGAGGGCGTTGGTCATTGATGTAATACCACCGGCTACACCTTTCGTGTTACCCCATAGGTCTGTCAGATGCACGTCACTCTTTCTCAGCACCTTTTCATATTGTCCATACGAGCCGATGAGTTTTTCGACCTCTTCGCGCTGATTCTTGCCAAGTGGATTCTTCGTATCGGCGAGCATGTCCTGAAGTTCCTTGATGCGCTTTTTCACACCGTCAAGCCCCATTACCTTGAGTTCCAATTTCAGCTCTTTTGCATCCATGCTGTCCAGCTTTGCGGTTTCGGCATGCATTTCAGGCAGGCGCATCATGCGGCTCAGTGCCTCACGTTTCTGCTCCAACGCCACAATGGTTGCACCAATAGTACTGATTTCTTCCCCCGAGGCCTTTTTCTGCTTTGCCTGATAGTATGTTATGGCTTCGTCGAGCTTCTCCATCGTGTTGAGCCGCGTGATATCCTCCGGAGCCTTCAGACCGGCAAGGGTTTCGTCCCACTTCTTCTTTAAGTCACTGAGCGCATTGATTTGCTTTTGAATTTCCACGCGTTCAGTGTCCGTGGCCGTCTTGAGTTTTTTTGTATAAAAGGCAATTTCGCCATCCAGCTGTTCATAAGTCTTTATCTCATCAAGACGCAAATCCACGTGTGAGCTGTCCTCGAATGCCGTTCGAAGCGTGTTCAAACGCTTGATTTCGCTGTCTATGGCCGTAAGCTGATTCCTGCCGGCTTTCTTGCGCAGTTGCTGCTGGCGCTGTATTTCCACATCTATCTTTTCCAGCGTGTCCAATTCCTTGGGACGGCCGGCTTCGGCGATTTCGGCCTGTATGACTGCGCCTAATTCCTTGTATTTCGCAATAAGTCGGGTGAGCTTCTGTATTTTTGCGGTGTCAGCCTTATCGGTCTTCTTCAGCTGTGCCTCGTAGTAGGAAACATTCCTGGTCACGTCGTCAAGGGTTTTAGCGACTTTCACAGGCTTTCCTGTCTTTGGAGTGCCCGTTGTCTTTTCTGCCTTCTTCCCTGTCGAAACGCCTTGCTCGCGTTTGTTTACGGCATCACGACGGTTCACCTCCTTCTGCATCCGGCCTATTTCCTTGTTCAGGCGTTGGCGTTCAGCCGTGGCATCGCCTTTCAGCCGGCCCACTTCCTGCTGCTTTTCCTCAATCTCCTGCTTGAGTTCCTCGGTCGTGGCATCGTTCATGTTTCCACCTGTAAGCTTCGTCGACTTACGTGAACTCTCCAACTGCTTCTGTGCCGATATCATGTGTGAGATACAGGAGTCATAACGTGTTTGCAAACCGCCTATCTTCGTGTTCAGGGTGTCTATCTCGCCACCCAATCGGTCGTAATAGTCCCTGCCGCCGTCCGTGGTTTCCCAGTTATAGTGGCTTCTGCCGTTCTTGTCTAAGAACTGCTGTCCCAACTGACGGTGTTCAGCCTCCTTGCTTTCTTTCTCCAACTGCGCTACAGCTATCTGTGAGGACAGTACTTTTGCCTGTGCCTCATAGCCCATCTGTGCACAGTAGACCTTGCTCTTCTCTATCAGCGTATCGTACCATTCGGCCGCCGTGCGGTGATATCCGAAGCTCTCGCCGTACTTCTTGTTCAGTTCCGATACTTTCTTGGCTGCATTCTCGTGATTGTGGATGAGCGAGGCAAGGCGGCTGATCTCTAAATCCAGTTCTGCACGCACATCCGACGAGGCCCGGCTGAAAGCATCTTCGCTCTCCTTGAGCTGATCTACGCTCTCAGCCGTATCCTCGGCTTCATCACCCATGAGACCGAACAGGCTTACCAGTCCAGTGATGACAACTGAAATTCCTAAAGTGAGTGCGGCATACAGGGCGGTCACGGCAACGCTCAGCGCCAGCGTTCCGCCTGCTGCTGTGTACCCGCTTGCCGACATGATGTTCTGTGCCGTTGCCACGACCTTTTCATGTACGGCCAAGGCGAGTCCCTTGACAGCCGTCAGGCTGAATGCTGCACTCAATGCCTGCAGGGAGGTAATCAGTTTGACGCAGCCGGCCACGCAGATCATGGTCTGTGCAGCTATCGTCACAAAGGGCATCGCGCCCTGCACCATGCTCCCAAGCTTTTCCTTGATATCCCCCAACGTGTTCTCTAATTGCTTCTGCTTGCCGGCATCGGTCTTGGCCAATTCTGCATTCATGTTGCCCACATTGGCCGTAATCACCTCCGCCAGCATTGCAGCACGTTCGCTCTCCGTACCATACTTGAGCACACGTTCCTGCGCTTCATCGAAGGTGATACCCACACGCTGCAGCACGGCCGTCTGCCCCTGCATGGCCTTACCCATCATGTTACCGATGCCCACGGCATCCTGATTGGTGGCATTGAGACCGTTCTGCTGGGCAATGAGGTTGTTCATGGCCGGTATCAGCACGTCAAGGCTCTCTTTCTGTTTCAGGAACGTTGCCATCTGCTGGGCACCGCTGAGCTGTACTTCATCACCGATGACGCCTAATTCCTGCTGGGCAGAACACAGGTCTTTGACATGCTGTATCTCTTCGTCCGTGCTGTTCATGCGCTGACGCATGATGGTATCCAGCTGTGTCTCGGCCACCAACTGCACCTGATAGGCCTCTGTCAGATCCTGCAATACTCCGCGCAGTTCATTTATCGAATTCTGCAGTACGCCGACGGCCTGCGCTGCCTCCGACCATGTAAGCACGTCACGCTTCAACCGTTCCGCTTCGTCCTGCACGCTACGTATCACACGGCCCACCTCTTCAGCGTTGGCCGTCACGCGCTTTGCACCGCCGTCATCACGTATCTTGATTAAAAAACTGACTTCTTTTGCCATTGTTTCTTGTTTTTTTATTATCTTTGTCCCAACACCATAAACAGTACTTATGTCAGCGATTCATTGGACACCCGTTTTCAGACTCATCAGCGAGCATCCCATTGCTTCGGTCTTCACCGTAGCCGTCTGCCTTGTTGTCTTTGTCCTCGGTGCGCTTTTCTGCCTCGGTGTCCTCAGACATAAATAGTCTTTTTTATTTCAGTCCTGCAGCACGCTTGGCTTCCCGGTACCGCCGCTTCAATTCTTCTTCGCTCACATCTTCCCGTTCCTTTCCTTTCGTATCTTCCTCCCACGGGAACTGCATCACGTCGCGGGGTGAGAGCGTGTTCTTGCTGTAGGGTTGCAGCATGCAGAGGCAGGCCATGCGCAAGCGTTCCCATTCACCACGCTGCTCGTTCTCATGCCATTCGTGCCACGCCTGCCATGCCGCTTGAAACTCGGAAGGGGTGCACCGGCAGAAGTCATCCAGACTCATTCCCATGCACCCCAACGCAATTCCTTGCAGTTCCTCAATGCCTACGGCAGGGGTTTCACCGTCGTTTTTTTTCGGCATCGCCACCTGGGCATAGAAAGTATTGAGGCTGTCGGGTTCCAGGGAGTCTGCAAAGGTTTCGAAGTCCATTTCAAAGGTCACATCGTCGGCCTTGCATGCACTCTGCACGCAGCAGTAGATGAACTGTACGAGTTCTCGGATGTCGGTCTGCTTGAGCTCACTCACATCCTTACCCACCATGTGCATGAAACGCATCATTGCCCCCATGGTCACACGGCAGGGATATTCCTTGCCGCCGACCGTCAGTTTCAAAATTTGCTTTTTCATAACGTAACCTTGTGAATGTTATGAATGACCGCCACCGCCGCCACCCAGCTTGGGTGTCGTTGCGTCTGTCAAACCATTTCCCGTTTTCTCTACTTTTCCGCAGTTCTCGAGGTTGATGCTGTATTTGCCATCATCGCCGGCCTGTCCGTCAAGCTCTAACGAGGTAATGATATACTTACCCTTATAGCCACCGGCCGCTTTGCCTGTACGCTTGTCACCGTCACGCAGACCGTAGGCGGCATCGACAGGTTCGCCTTTCAGCATTTTTTCTTTCAGCTGGTCATAGGTGGGCATGTCATCGTCACCGTCCGTGAGCACACAGCCGTCGGCAGAGATGCTCTCCGAAAAGCTCTTTACATACTTTTCCTTCCACTTGCCGCTTGCGGCTTCCTTGGTCACGCGCTCACCAGTTTCCGTAGATGTACTGATCTTGCAGCCCGTTGAAAAACCGAGGGCCTTGTCACCAACGCTCAGGATGAGGTTGGTCCCGTCTAAAACACTTTTTGCCATATCTTTTTCCTTATTAAAATTGTTGATACTATGCCGGCCGCCAACCCGACGATAAAGGCGTAGAGCAATGCCGTGAAGTCCATAGGCTGCTGCTCTTTAGTTTTCTGTTGTTGTGTACTCAAGGCACGTTCGGCCGCAGACAGCTGCGTCTGCATCTCTTCGATGCACTGCTCGTAGCGTGCACACTGCACCTCAAGACTGTCGCATCCCGCCTCGATGATGATTTGCGCAGGGCTTCCCTTGTCGGTCGCGGGCCGTCGGCTCACTTTTACGTGCGCCTGTCCCTTTCGGGCCATGTAGCCTGCACCTGCGGGCAGAAGGGCAAGACTGTCTTCAGCCACGCTTAGCGTCACCCGCGACTCGGGCACCATTACCTGCTGCTGCCACCGTGCGATGCTGGCCATCTGCCGTGTCGTTTCCTTCTGTGCGTGGCTTTCCGCGGTGAGGCTTTCCCTTGTCGCCGTCTTCACTGAGCGACAGCTCACTGCTGACAGGACAGTTAACGCGATGAGGGCACAGCTGAATGGCCTCGATAGCCCGCGAGAGGCGGTTGAGGGCGCGGCGTGTCTTGTCGTTCTCGCCACGCAGTTCTTCCATCTTTTCATAATTGATGCGGTTTTGTTTATGAAGTCCTACAAGCTCAGCACTCACCATGTCGTACATCTGCTTGTAGGTGTCTTCCACTTTCTTCTTTTCTTCCACCGTCCTTAAACGGCGGTTCGCAATCCAGGCAATGGCAACACCGATACCGCCCGAAGGGATAGCCCATTGCAGGATTTGGAATATTGTCTCAGCCATTGTCGTTGGTTTTTATCGTTAAACTTGTCGGATGCCTATCGAGCGCAGCCAAGTTGGAACATCGAAACTCGGACACGCCTTGCCGGGATTCAATTCATGATGCCCCACAATCTTCACCTGTGGGAACCGCGCGTGGAAGTCCTCCACATAGTGTTTCAACGCCTCGCGCTGTGCCTCGGTGCGCGTGTCCTTAGGCTTCCCTGCTTTGTTGCAGCCACCCACATACACAATATGTCGGCTCACGTTGTTATAGCCTGCAGCACCATTGGTCACTTCCCACGCATCCACCTGCGCGTCCTCGTTGTTATCCACCAATCGTTCAACGCGCCCGTCCAAGTGCACCATGTCCGTGTAGCCCACCTGCTTCCAACCACGCCACCCTGACTGACGGGTGCAGTGTGCCAGCGGCGTATCTCCGCCGCGCTCACTTCACGCCCCTCGGGGGTGGCCGTGCAGTGGATAACGAGATATTGCATTGGCTTGCTCATTGAATTCCGATTAAGAAGCCTTGTATCCGCTCATCATCACTACGCCAGCATCAGCCTTCTTGGGCATGCAAAGGAAGTAATGGCGGAAGTTGATTTTGTTGCGCTGATACTCAGGATCGGTTGCAGCCTCGCTGTAATACATCTTGGTTGAACCAGTCGCCTTGAACACACGCGGTGTGTAGAATGCAAATGAGCAGTTGAACTCGCCGGCCCCGGCAGCCACGCCCAAGCCTTTCTTCTTGCCGGCCTGTGTGTAGAGCGGCGTATTGGCATACTCATAAACATCGAAGCCGTAGAGCTTACCTACCTTACCTGTAGCGCGGTCGATATTGTACTGTTCGCGGAACGTCTGACTGACAAGCAGTAGGTCATTCACATGGTCGGAACAGAGTACCAAACGACGATTCTCTGCTGGCACGTGCAACTTGTCCATTGCGGCTTTCAGTGCCACCAAATCGGCCATCGTCAACCGAAGACGACCCTTTTCAGCATCGCGTTCGCCCGTGGTTTTTAGCACGGGAGTCTTAGCAGTATTCTCCTGCGCACAGAGGGCATGAGCTGCCTTGGTAAACTTAGAATCGTTGATGGAATTGCCATGCGATTCCTTCACGCGAGCCATCTTATCATAGCTGGCCGCATAGAGCTCGTCGTCGGTGATAGGCGTCACTTTTGTTTGGAACTTATCCAACTTCACGGCAATATCCTTGTCATCCAAGGCCTGCGAAGGTATCGGATAGGTTGTATTGTTAATCAGGACATCAGGGTCTACGCCAACCTCTACAAGGTGTATCACATCATTGTTGACGATTGTACTCTGGTCGGGTACACCGTCCAGCCACGAGCCTTCCAATCCACCGCGGAGCGCTTTTACCAACTCGCCCGTCCATACCTCTGTAAATACACCTGCACGCAGCGCACCCTTGGGCAGGCATGCACCTACGGCAATGGCAATCACATTCAATGCAACGGCACCAATCCAAGGCGCAACACCGACAAACAAGGCTATCAAACCTCCGACAATCGCATTGACCAGCAATGCAATCATCAATTTCATAACTAATCTCTTCATGTTACTCATTTTTTTACTTTTACTTTCTTACTTTTATTTCTTTGCCTTTCAAAGTTCGCATTTCATGCTGTACTCGGCCTCGTAGAGCTTCTTGTACTCCTCCACATTCTCGGCACGCAGCTTCACAAGCTCATCAGCCGGTACCTCGCTGAGTTTCGTGTAGGTCTTCTCGCTGGCCGATCCAGGAGCGCTTCCTTGATGTCCCAGCATTACCGACAGCTTCACCTGTGGCTTCATAGCCTGAAGGGTCTTTTCCAACTCCTCGGCACCAATTTGCCCGCCGAGCTTCACGAACTGCTCCTTGTGCTGTGCATCAAGACGCTTTTCCGCAACAGCGGCATCAACCAACTGTGCAATACGTGCTTCGGCGAGTTTCTGTTTCTCAGCCTTCAGGGTCTCATTCTCCTGTTGAAGTGCTTTCAGCTGCGCCAGCTTCGCATTGATCTCATTCTCTGTCGCCGTTTCCGGCAGCCCTAACTGCAGGGCAATAACTTTTTGTTCCATGTCTTTATTACTTTGATTGTTATTATGAGTGATAAGGGGAAGCCCGCAGGCTCCGTCCTTGCTTAACATTATTCGCTTTCCGTCTTTTTCCAGCACGATGGCATCATCGTTCGCGCCAACATCTGCCACGCTCACCTCGAAGAGGCGACTCTTCGTTATCGTCGGACGGGTCTGTCCTGGTACAAGCATTGCAGGGTCTTCGCTGGTCTCTATAATCTCAAGTCCTGCACTGACCATGCGCAGGCTTCCGAACTCGAACTGCTTCTGACAGCGCTCACTTTGTTCCGAAGCGCAGTCGAACATCAACTCTCCCGTTATCTCGTCGTTCTCAACCTTCGGGTCTTTCACATAGCCAACGACGTTACCGCGCTCGTGCATATATAACAGAACGGGGTTGCGCTTGTACTGCTCCACATTAACGCCTGCTGTCAGTACACGGAATCCGTAACAATTCACACTTTCATTCGAAATACGTACTCTTTTACCCATTATTCTTAATGATTTTTGCTGCAATATTAGCGCATAAATCCTATCCTCCAAAATAATGGAGAACGCAGTTCCGTATATACTGAACGCAGTTCACACTTTCTTTTATATATCGATATTTTGAGCCAATTTTGCACGTATCATTCAAACCATATCACAACGAAATCATAACGAAATGACAAAAGAAACGGAAAAGAAAAAATCGCTCGCCCGCTCACTCTACCTCTCGGGCATGGAGCAGAATGAGATTGCCGAAAAAGTCGAAGTCTCGCGTGTAACCATCTCAAGATGGGTGAATAACGAGGGGTGGAAAGAAGCGCGCGCCGCAAAGAATATCTCGCGTCCTGAATTAGTGAACAAACTCTTGCTCACCATTGATGGAATGATAGAGAATGTGAATAAATCGAATGATCCTACACTTGTCGGCTCGCTGGCCGACAAGCTCTCAAAACTCTCGGCAACGATAGAGAAGCTCGACAAGAAGGCGAACGTCATCGATGCCATTGAGGTGTTCATGGCTTTTAACCGCTGGATTCAGGACCAGGCGTCCTACGACCCGGAGATTACGCCGGAGCTTATCAAGGCCATCAACAAGTACCAGAACAAGTTCCTCATGGAGCGCATGCAAAACCCGTCTACATTATAGTATCACGCTATGGCAACAATATCGGAGCTCAAGAAGATGCAGCTGGAGTGGCAGGAACACTGCCGGCAGATACAGAGTATTACGGACACGAAAAGCCTTGTCCGCGAGAGTTCCGTGCAGAAAGAGCAGCGCATTCGCAGGCTGCAGAAGGACTATGCCGCCTTCTGCGAGTATTACTTCCCACACTTCCTCCAACTACGCGACAAGGTTACGGGCGAGGTCATCAAGATAGTACACAACGCGCCGTTCCACAACGCTGCTGCCGTCAAGGTCAAGAACACGCCGAACCTCAAGGCCGTGTTCAAGTGGCCTCGCGGGCATGCCAAGTCCACGCACATGGACATCTTCACGCCCCTGTGGCTGATGTTCCAGCCCAAGCGGCTCATCAACTTCATGGTCGTTGTCGGCAAGTCAGAAGATAGTGCTAATCGCCTGTTAGGCGATATTCAGGCGGAGCTCCAGTACAACAAACGTATCATCGCCGATTATGGAAAACAGATGTCTATGGGTGACTGGACCGAGGGAGAGTTCACCACCAAGGACGGAGTGCATTTCCTTGCCTGCGGGCGTGGGCAGTCACCGCGTGGTCTTCGCAAACGTGAGGCTCGACCAGATTACATCGTTATCGACGACCTCGATGATGATGAGCTTTGTCGCAATCCGCGCCGCGTGCGCGAGATGACAGACTGGGTGAAGGAAGCGCTCTTCGGTGCACTTGACGTAGGCCGTGGACGCTTTATCATGGTGGGGAACCTTATCTCGAAGACCTCGGTACTGGCTGACATCTGTAAGACCAAAGGCGTACATGTGTCTGAGGTGAAGGCCGTCGATGGTGAGGGCAACCCTACATGGCGCGAAAAGTGGACGAAAGAAGAGGCACGGACTTATGCCGAATTCGTAGGCTACCGCGCGTGGGAAAAGGAAATGATGCACAACCCCATCATCGAGGGAACTGTCTTCAAGCAGGAGTGGATTAAATATGCCAAGCACCCGGCATGGCGGGAGTTCGACGAACTGGTACTTTACATCGACCCGTCGTGGAAAAGCAAGAAGACGAACGACACCAAGGCGGCAAAGCTATGGGGTAAGTATAAGTCACAGCTGTGGCACCTGCGGGCTTTTGTTAGGAAGGCTTCCGTGGCCGAACTCGTTCGCTGGTGTTACGACCTATATGAATGGAGCCTCGAACAGAATATCTCTATCCGATTCATGATGGAAGCCAGCTTCATGCAGGACATCATCCTGGACGACTTCACAATAGAGGGCACCCAGCGCGGCTATCAGCTACCCATCACGGGCGACAAGCGCAAGAAGCCGGACAAATTCCAGCGTGTGGAAGCTATCAGCCCACTATGGGAGCGTGGCTTTGTTTTCTATGACCTCTCGCAGAAGGATGACCCCGACATGCAGGCAGGCATTGCGCAGACCCTTGCCTTCGAAAAAGGCATGAGTGGCAATGATGATGCCCCCGACGCAGACGAAGGTGCAATATGGCAGTTACAGCGCACTACACGGCAGGAAAGTTTTCAGCCACAATTCAGCAAAAGGAAAACCTCAAAAAATAGTTGGTAAAATGAGAAAATTAATCAAAGACATCATTTTCGCTTGGAAGTTCAAGCGGGCGGTTAGGAAGGCGGACTATCTGCGCCATATTACGCACCGCAAGTATATGGTCATCGTGGTTCGGGGAAGACTTGAAGTCATTTCCAAACAAGATATAAGGAAGTTCGTTGCAGGTGGGGTGTTTAGAAAAGGAATGACCGCCGCCGACATCGAACGCAAAGCAATATATATAACATTGTAGCTTATGTTTGTAACAGATGAAGACTACCGGGTAGTAATCGGCGAAGCCGCTTTAAAAGTCGTTTCGCAGACATCGGCCGAGATACGGGCAGGTGCCGAGCGCGAGGCCATGGAGGAGATAGCAGGGTATCTGCGCCCCGTGTACGACACCGAGGCCACATTCAAAGCTGAAGGTGACCATCGCAACCGACTCATCGTGATGTATGCCTGCGACATCGCCCTCTACCACATGACGGCAGCCATGCCCCAAAAGATGGGTAGTGAGATAAGAAAAGAACGTTACGAGCGGGCCATCAAATGGCTGGAGGGTGTGCAGGCCGGCAAGATTATCCCTGCCCTGCCGGTGGCCACAGATGCCGCCACGGGCGAACCTTCCGGGACTGGTGTGGTGTGGCATTCACAAAAGCCTCTCAGACATAACTGGTAAGAATCCATTAAAGCAATTCCTATGAATATCAAAGATATTTTTTCTTCACTTCGCGGCCGTAATGGCAACGACCACATACTCCGCACCCCTTACGGCAACTTCAACCTTGCCAAGGGTGAAGACCAAGCGCGCGTGAAGCATGTCATCATGCAGCTGCAACAGACCACCGACGCTCTTACACGGAAGGACATCGCCGACTGGCGGCGGGCATGGCAGGCAGCCATCAATATCGATAACCCCAACCGCGGCCCGCTCTACGACATCTACCGCGACACCGATGCCGACGGTCATCTGTCAGGATGTATCCGACAGCGCGAGGGCTTCGTCATGGCCAAGTCGTTCAAGATTGTAGATGACAAGGGAGAGGACAAGCCCGAACTGCTCGACTACTTCGACCATTCCTGGTTCAAGGACTTTTGCCTCTATGTGCTCGACTCGGTCTATTGGGGGCATTCGCTCATCGAGCTGGGCGATGTTGTGGGGATAGGTACTACAGGCATAGCCTATGATGGCGTGAGACTCATTCCCCGCAAGCATGTCATTCCTGAATACGGGCGCGTCATCCTGCAGCAGGGACAGGACTGGCATGCAGGTATTGACTACCACGACCCAGCCATAGCTGCTTCGCTCATTGAGGCAGGTAAGCCTAACGACCTCGGCCTGCTCCTGAAAGCCACGCTGCACACCATACCGAAGAAAAACATGCTCTCGTTTTGGGACACGTTCGGCGAAATCTTCGGCATGCCGATGCGCATCGCCAAGACTTCTTCGCGCGATAAAAAGGAGATCGACCGCATACACCGCTTGCTCGTTGAATCGGGCGCCTCACAGACGGCCGTCATGCCGGCTGATACAGAGATAGAATTTGTCGAGTCGACCAAGGCTGATGCCTATCATGTCTACAACGAGCGGGTCAATCGGGCCAATTCTGAAATCTCAAAACTCATCATCGGGCAGACGATGACCATTGAGGACGGCTCGTCGCTCTCGCAGAGTCAGACCCACCTGCAGGTACTACAGAACCTCGTCGAGGGCGATGCCGATATGCTGCGCGATGTCATCAACAACCAGCTGCTGCCGCGTATGGTGGCGCATAAGTTCCCACTCGCGGGGTGCCGCTTCGACTGGAACGACACCATCGACTACACGCCCGAACAACAGGTGGCCTATGAGTCGATGATTGCCGACCGCTATGAGGTTGACCCCGAATACTTTGCCAAGAAATATGCCATGCCCGTAGGGGAGAGAAGAGAGGCTGCCCTGCCAGCTTCTTTGGTTCACAATGGGAAAGGAAAGCAAGGCAAGACCTTGGGAAAAGATTTTTTCGACTAAGCCCCGCTGCCTATGTGGGGCTGCACAGTCGTTATGAAGCATTGCTCGCTGGAGGTCATTGCTGTGCTTTAGTAGCCCAAAAGATTGAGCCGAAGCAACAGGAACAGCTTCGTGCGGCATTCAAGTCGATGATGAAAAGCCTTTTTAAACAGAATGGGGCATCGCTTGACATCAACATCATCACCTCCAAGGAGGCGCAGGCCTTTATTGAAACGCATGCCGACGTGTTGAACAATGCTTTTGAGCAAACGAAGATGTCGGCCACCATGCGCGATAGCTTGGAGCATTCCACCTATGTTTTCTCGGGGCTCAAAACCTTTCATGAACTCAATGAGGCCTTTCCTTCCTTGGTCGATGAACAGGGTAATAAAAAACCGTTTGAACGCTTCTTGAATGACGTTCAAAAGGTGGACAAAACCTATAATGAGCACTACCTGCGGGCGGAATATAACTTCGCACATGCTTCGGCCATGATGGCGGCGAAGTGGGAGGCGTTTGCCGAGGACGGCGACCGTTACAACCTGCAATATCGCACGGTGGGCGACGATCATGTGCGTCCCGAGCATGCTGCCCTCAACGGCACGACGCTGCCTTTCAGCGATGCGTTTTGGGACAGCTACTATCCGCCCAATGGTTGGAACTGCCGTTGCACGGTGGTGCAGGTACGAAAAACGAAATATCCCGAGACACCGCACGAGGAAGCCTACAGGCGTGGGGCCGAGGCTTTGGCTAACGACGCGCGCGGCATGTTCCGCTTCAATCCCGGCAAGCAGCGCAAGGCCATGCCCGACTATAATCCCTACAGCATACGCCGTTGTAACGACTGCGACCTTGCCAAGGGGACGACAAGCCTTGCCTTTGTGCCTGAGAATGAATTGTGCGCTACGTGCAGGTTGGTAAGACGATGCTATGGGGATAAGACAAAATCGGAGCGAGCCATTGAGCGCATACATTACTTGCACGAAATGGAACCGCTGCTTAAGGTGAAGCATGAAAAGCCGATAGAAGATGGAACGATTAAGGTCGGTTTCTCTACCTACGGCAACAAGCACCTCTTCTCCGATACGTTCGGCAGGTCAAAGGTACTGGAGAAAGAGGACTTAAAAGATTTAGGGAAGATTCTTGCAAACAGCACCTTTGTTAATACGTCTGCACTGACACACCCGCGCAGGGATAATATTCAGCAGTTCTATTATTACGAGGCAGAATTACATGGGAAAAAAGTCAGACTGAATGTGGCGAAAGAGGTAAGGTTTAGACCAAATGGGAAACCAAGAACTACATATTTCCTCTATTCTGTAAACGACATAAAAGAGTAAAGCACCGAGGGCGGCGGTTAGGACTCAAATGCCAGGTCACCTTTCCCTCAGTGCTTTATCTGCTGCAAATGTAATTATTATTTTCTATATCTCAAATAAATAATGAAGAAAAATCGCAAAAATGGACTCAACGAGATGCTAACGTGCACAATACGGTTGCCGAAAGCAACAATATGCCCAGTAGCAGCACCCAAGGGAATAGGGCAGAGACTATCTGAATGGTTCGGCCTGAGGAACTGTAGTTGACACCACCACCTGCTCGATAGAGCACTACACTCTTCTGCAGTGATGCGATGCCTGAACGAATATACAGAAAGCTATATAGCACGCCAAGCACCACCGATAAGGATAGAAAGGCGACACTCGTCATTTTCATTATCCGAAGAGTGCTATACGGTTGTGCTGCATCGTCGAACACGGCAATCAACCCTATTAGCGTTGCACTTGTCATGGTGCAATGGCGAATTATCTGTTCGCGTGTCCGCTCCAAGGCACCTTTGGCTTTCAGCAGCTCTGCGCAAAAGTGGGCATCATCCCCTTTTCTATACTCTATTACTGTCATAGTTTTTGGGCAAAGATACAACGAATTTACCAAAATAAAAGCAAAAGCCGCACACTGAAAAAGCGAAAGGTTCTGACCGAGCACGCAGCCCGTCAGAACCTTTTCACGTTTCTTTTCGCACGTATTGGCTATAACACACCTTTCACGCCATACACCTCAATACTCTCAAGGATGTCCTCGTGGTTGTGGTTGGTAATAGTTTCTGTGAGCCTCAGGCCGTGGAAGCTGCCACCCTCCACGCCGTCCATGGCTGCGCGGATTTGGGCAATCAAAGCCCAAGCGGCTTCTTGTCCGCCCTCCAACCAATCGGTTACAACGTGCAACCTTATGCTGCCTTCACCACGATAGCCACCACCCACGTAGGGTTGCCACGCTATCGGGCCAAACTCTACGAACACGGCGGGACGTGCCCAACTGTCTTCCTGCTCAATGAACTCCACGTTGTGGTTCCACAAATCAACGTGCTTCACTGCTTCAATCTTTTCCATCGCTCCTTGAGGGCTGCATACAATTCTTTTCTCATTTTCCGTTTAGTTTGAATTCGTTGTTAAAATATTCCTCTAAGTTTTGCTCGATGATTTCCGTCACAGCCTTTTCCACTTCTGCCGACGCACCGAGGAACTGCCGCCGAGGTATCTTGATGCTGCTGCCCACCTTCATCAAGGCCATGAATTTCCAAAAGGCGGCCTCGCTGCTGAGCTGCTGTGTGCGGTGGTCGCCTCGCTTTTCGCCATTCTTCTTGCGGCCGAAACCGCCTGCACACTCGTAATAGCGATGCCAAAAATAGCCTTTCATGCGCTGCGTCACCTTGATTTCTCCACCCTCGTTGTGGAGGTCGGCCGCAGGGTGAGCGGAATAGAACGTTACGCCGTCATGGGTGATTTTGCTCATAATGCTGCGGCGCAAACCGCCTGTGTCGACCAACGTGGCACGCCCAGGGCGCAAGGGGCTGCGGCGGCGTGCCCACTTCTCGGTGAAGAAAGCCTGACGCGCAAAGTTTTGGTCGAACTCATCTTTCAGCTCCACCTGCACGTCTTTCAGTATGCGGGCAAGCACTTGTGTTAAATCATTTTCCATCGTCGTCGAAATCGAAGAGCAAAAGTGGACGGGGCGAGTCGTTGTTGTCGCGGCGCACTTTCACGTCAATCTTGAGCATCTTATACATGGCGCGCTCGCTGATGCCATAGACGGGATAAATATAACGGCGCCAAATCTCTCGGTTGGAAAGACCCGACCTCGCCCATTGCTGATATATCGCGTTCACGTCGGCCACGCGCTTGAGATAGCTCACGCCACGACGGCGCTCATTGTCCACTTTCATCGTCTTTTGAGATTATTTTTGTTGTCAATTCATTTAACCGCAAAAGCATGACAGCCCCATTGCTGCCATGCTATCACCTATATATCCGATATAACGCCTACACCGCGTCTTCCTTCTTAGGTTCAACATAAAAGGTTTCTTCCTGTGTCACCTGTATGCCGCATATTGCCATCGCCTCGCGCATCGTGACCGTGCGATCATCGCCTGTCGGGGTGTCGTACACGGCAACCTCCTCGAGGTCGCGGTCGGCAAGCAGCTTGTCTTTCGCTATCTCCTCGGTCTGTCGAATGTAAGTGAACGGAAGGAACTTCTTTGCCAGCTGCAGGGCACTCGGCCAGGTGAATCCCTTGAGTGTCTTCAGCTTTGGGGTTCCGGTGCGGAAGCCGATTGTGCCGTGCGCCATGTTGAGGCTCTTCTTTTTTGCGAAGAGTTCGGCCTGGTTCTCGGTTGCAAAGGCTTGCAGGGTGTCGAAAGCCTTGTCCCTTTCATCAGTGAGGACAGCCAACTTGTCGGCATACTTCTCGCGAATTTTTGCACACTGCAGCTCGATGTCCGCATTGATTTTCTGTACTTGGGCGTCGCTCTTGGCATAAGCTGCAAACGCTTCGTCTGCTGCTTCTCTGCTCACGCCCGTGATAATCACTTTCTTTTTTCTTGTTGCCATAATGATGAATATTAAGTATTGAATTAAAAATTAGTTCTCAATTGATTGATTTGCCGGAAGCATTATCACAGCTCCCCGTTTAGTCCCCCTCGCCTCGGAGGAGCCGGGGGAGGCTTCCTTTTTCCGCTTTATCGCCCGCAGTTTCACGGCAAGGGCCTCCAATTCGTCGATGCTGATGTGGCGGAAGGCTTTGCCGGCAATGCGCACATCTTTGCAAAAGGCATCCACACGGTTCCAGTTGGTGGTGTCGATACCGAGCTGCTGCATGAGCTTTAACACCTCACTGCGCCTGCGGCGGAGTTGCCTTCTGATGCCTTCCACGAACTCGTCGTAGCCTGTTTCACGCTCCATGTCGCGACACATACGGTCATACTCCTGTCGTGTAGTTTCGCGCAGCGAGGTGGTGCGGCCATCGGTGTATTGCGACACCAACGTCTCCTTGTCTGCTCCCGGCATTTTCTTGAGCAGGGTGTAAAAGCGGGCGTAGTTGCGTTCGTGGGTCATTGCGGTTCGTTTGAGGGTTGCATGTAATACACTTGCAAAGGCTTCCCATTGCGCTTGATCAGCAGACGTGTTTCGCCATCCTCGGTCATTAAGTTGGCCGTTACGTCGCTCCTTACGTTGATGTCGCGGCGCGTGTAGAGCGTTTGAATGAAGGCATCGATGAAATCGAGCAAATCTATCCACTCCTCGGGCGTGTTGTCAATGCCACGCATGGCGTAGTGCTGACTTACCTCCATCTGCAACCGCAACAGCCACTCAGGTTTATCGTTCGGTGTCATCGAATAGTGTCTTAATTGTGTCATATTCGTTTTATTTTTTATGATTTTATCTGTCTCCTGCCTTCCACTCAATCGTTACCACGCATCGAGCCTGCCGCTGCCTTTACAAACGGGGCATCCTTGCACGTAGCGTTCACGATAGCAGTTTTCCTGCCAGTGATAGCCGTTGCCCTGACAATAGGTGCACACGTGCCCACGGCTCAAAAAACACTCTTTCATACTCCCTCCTGGACTCATCAGTCCGGGGGTGATTTCGATAGTTCGTTTTTCCTTGCTCATACTCTTTTTACTCAATTACTAATTGCACATTGAAATGAAACTCACGGCACAGCCGCCTTATCTGCCTTATCTTGAACGGCTCGCCACCCACGCCGAAGAAGATGGTGTGCTCGCGCGTGTTGGCCCTCACGCCTTTCTTCCGTAACCTATAGAGTAGGTTGTCTCGCTTGTTTGCCATATCACACTTTATTTGATGTTCTCAATATTCCTTCTTCCCACACAACAAAACTGTTTCCGGCATCGGGATTGAAACGTCCCTGACAATAAGCCCTGAAACCGACAACCCTCACCTTCACGCCTGCTTTGTAGCGTAAACGTAATGCACCACTGCCTAAGGGTTGACTCTTCTTCTCCATGCTCACGAAAATAAAACTCTTCCGTGGAAAGGTTTCAATCAGTTTCTTGGTTTCGGGCCACTCCCAGCCGCTTTCCTGATAGCTGTCCACGATGATGAACTTCGCACTGTGCCGTTTCTTCAGTCTGGCGGCCAAGTCTTCTATCGTGTCCTCCGTCACTACGCGGAACCAGCCCTGCCGTTTGTCCATTTCAAACAGTTTGATACGGTCTTGGAAACTCTGACTGATACCTTCTTCATAGCTTGCATACAATACCTGCCCGTAGTGGGTCAGTTCACGAGCCAGCTGCATCACAAACGAGCTTTTTCCGGCGGCACTGGCTCCGCTGATGAACCATGTAGAGTTTTCCTCGGGTAAACCGAAACACTCCGCCCAGCGGCCACCCCACGGCAGCGTCTTGTAGGTCTTCATAGCAATCTCCTTCGGACTGTATGCTCGTTTCGCCATAGTTATTTTTTCAGAACTTCTATTAAGTAATCGGCAGCCACACGAGATAACCATGCCACACTTCGGAATACATCTCCAGCAGTATTATCACCCTCTAATTTTGCCTGCTGGCAAGTTTGAGTATACAGGTCTTTGGCAATCTCATACCTACGCTGCTCCCAGTCTATCTTGTGTTTATTGGAGTTCTGTACATCCTGTTCAAGACTCTCCATTAAAGCCTCTTTTTCTTTCTTTGTCATCATGATTACTACTCTTCCGTTTTAATTGACTCTACTTTGTATTTCAAAAAACCGTAAATGATATGTGGATAATGGTGGATTGGGCAAGGCTTTCCTACTTCAACTATCCACAGTGGAATATAGGAGTCTTTCCATATCTCATTTTGAAATGGACCGGCTTCCTCTACAAGACCAGCATCATTTACTCGTAACCAAAGAAGATCTTGTCCTTTATCCTCAAGTGTTATCTTTGTCATTATATCATGCTCCTTTCTTCATCTTTTCAATTTCAGTGTAAACCCTTCTCAGCCCGCCGCCACTTCTACGCACAATCTGTCCGATGTCGATGCCTTTCGGGGCATTTACGCTTGCAACCACGCGGGCCTGCTCCATCAGGAACGCCTTGCGGTCATCTTCCTGGTCGGGTGTCACCTGGCTATACTTGCCGCCATAGCGGGAGAATATCTCGGCATAGCCCACCTTCCGGCATTCCATCATGCGGTCAATCTTGGCACGCAAGCCGTCGGCACCCATCATATACCAACCACAGCACATTTCTGTGGCGTTCCATAAGGCCTTCAGTTCAAGGAAAGCTTCATATTGCAGGTCGCCTGCTTCGTCGAGTACCACCAGCGGATGCTCCATCGAGCGCAGGTAATACACCAAATCCTCGTAGGTATCCTGATACTTACCACTTGTGCCCACGCCGAACTCACGGGCAATCTTCTTCACCAGCGCACGCTTGGTCTTCACCTGTGAGCAGTCCACATACACGGCATTGCGATGTTCGTTTACATACCAGCGCGCTGTATAGGTCTTGCCGATATTCGGCAAATCGCAGAGAATGACGCTCAGACTACGTTCCTGACACGCCTCCATCTGAAGGCTGACATACTTGAAGGTCTCCGTCTGTGCACCTTTCCACTCAATCGTCTCGCGGAGGTTCACGTCCAGTCTCCGAGCGATATTCACCCAGTTGGCATCGCTCAGTGCGCGTTCCGTCTGCCCCTTTTTCAGCGCGTTGTAGACGCTTGCCGAGATACCCAATGCCGATGCGTGCTTTGCGTCGCTCGGATAATTCTTGCGGTTGGCTGCCATGGCCTCCAATATCCGCTGTTTTTGCTCTGTTGAAATCATATTCAAATGGTGTTTTAATGTTGTTCTAATATTGTTCTGTTGAAAACTTGCTGCTTATGATGCGTCAGTAATCTGTTGGTTTATGCTATATGTCTGCATACGCTCTCTCCTCTGCACTTGGTAGCAATGCCGTCGACTCGTTTTTGTAATCTTTTGAAGCCATGGGGGTAAGTTCCAATGGCTCCTCATGCTGCATCTGCGTGGTCGGTTTCAGTATTCCCAGCCCGTCGATAGTGTTGTCCTCTATATACTTGTTAAACTTTGCAATCTTTTTCTGCTGCTCCACGAATGCCGCTTGATCTTCTTCAGTCTGTTCGGCCATCACACGACTGTAGGTCTTCACCTTTTCCACGGTGTCAATGAATTTACCGCTTTGATAAATAAAGACTTCGCCGGGATTACCTTCATTGTCGGGCAGATAGCAGGCCGTCACCTTGTAGTTATTCGGCTCAAGCCGCTCCAGCACGCTTGTGTCGCTCAGCCACCACTCTTCGTGTGCTACCCGTACCGTTGAGTTCCTACGGATACTCGTCTCCACATGTTCGCCGATATGATAGGCCAGTGTCTTTTCGTCATAGGGTAGCAGACCCGGATTGATGTTTGCTTCGAGCACTTGCCAACGTGTCATGCCCGGATACATTTTCTGATTAGGGTGCAGCATGTTGTTCCACTCTTCATTATCCTTACGGTCATCGGCCACCAGCTGCTCCCATGTAAAGTATTCTTTATCCTCATAATGTTCGTTGGTTTCGTCACTCACCTTCTTATACTCTTGACGCCATTTTCCTTTACCATAGAAGCGGCCGATACCTTCGTGGTTCTTGTGTATCACGCTGCGCTTCTTTGCACCATTCAGCGGCTCGGCATATTTCTCCTGCGAGTTCAATGGGGCGCAGAAGCGCACGAATTGAAATACATTCTCGGCTTTCAGAAAGCCCTCTTTGTAACGGCTCATCAGGTGGTTCTCCACCTCAATGCCGGCAGGGATGCCCCAACCATGGCGGGCTATCAGCCGGAACATATCGCGGAAACAATCCACCACGAGTCCCTCGTCTTTCTTCCGTGCATAGCTCGCGCCAAGTACACACTGGCTCACCACGTCGTAGGCATAGTAGGCATGTACGCGCTGCTTCGTATCCTTCAGTTTGCGCGTCAGGTCTACGTCGTCCATCGTGATTTGACTCAATGAGAACGAGCCGCCATGACGGTGCATGTGGGGCATCTGTTCGTGCATGAAAGTACTCCAGCCCGATAATTGCTGATCAATGAGTACCTTGTTATTCGGCTTGTTCAGGTAGTTGTTGATGGTGGTCTCGCTCAACTCTTTCGGGTCGCCCGTCTTTTTGTCGGTAAAGTCATCAGGGTTCATTAGTTCGCCGGTCTTCGGGTCGTACACGTCCAGCTCGCCGCAGACAAACATGTTGTACATTTCAGCGATGTTCGTGTTGAACGGCTTATTGGGTAATACGGCCAAACCGAGTATCAGCCGTTCGGTCTTGTAGTCCACTTTTCGCGTATTCTGATTGCCGAACTTGCCGCTGATAAGGCTACCGTAGCCTCCATCCCTATACTCATTCACTTTTTTTCTGAAACGCAGTGCACTCGTGGGCAACGTGTGGCCGAATTCGTCTTTTAGAGCCTTGATGGCTTGCACCATATCCTCCCAGTTATACTTGCGTCCCATCAGCTTTTGCGCCGTGGCGGCACGGTTGTAGAGTTTAATGCAGCAATTCAGCACGCTCGCATTTGTCACATACTCCTTGATTTTCTCAGGACTCAGTTCCAAGCCAGTCTTGTCCCTGTCATGAAAGAACGCCACGGCGTTTTGGTCGGTTTCGTAGTTACTGCATACCCACAGCTTCAGATGGGTGAGGTCACCGTCGGGATAGAGTTCCTGCACCTTTTCCTTATAGATGCGTGGAAGGCTGTCAATGGCGACGAGGGCATAGTTACCCAGCCCCTTTCCCTGACGGACAACATCTATCTGACCACGCCCCGCTTTCTTAGCGTAGTTGGCACTGGTCATGATGCCTTTGCCCACCAGTTCACGGGCAGAGATGCACAGTTTGCCTTCGTAGTACTCCATTGTGCTCCTCCTTTACCTTAACCCTGTAGCCCAGTCCTGAATGCCCTGTATGTCGCTTGTCATCACATTGTCGTAATGGCGCACTTTCTCACCATGTTTGAACACGTCGCATACAGGTTCTTTCTTTGAAAACTCCAGCAGAATATCGCCACGATAATATCTCATGTAGCCGTCCGCGTCATGCAGAACCTCCCATTCGGGAGCCTCAATCATCACGATACCTCTACGCTCCAACGCAAGGGTGCGTATCTTCCTTGCAAGGTCATTACCCTCATTCATGTCTTCAAAGTGAATGGCGTTATACATGGTACGCTTGGAAACATTGAACGCCTTCGCGATAAACTCGCGGTCTTCCTTCTTGATGTGAATGTACTTTTTCATAATCTTTAATTTCTTAAATCGTTAAATAATTGCAGGCGGCGTGGAATCGAACCCCGGTTGCTGATATTATAGTCCGCTACCATTCGGACGTAGCTGCCTTAAGCTATTATCCTACTATCTAACTACCTTACAATTTCCTCATACACGGTTTCACCCGTCTCATTGCACACAATCGATACAACCCCACCCTTATAGTCGGCGAAGTAACTCTCACTCGTTCCGTTGAAATTACAAATCCAATCCAGGCAGTATTCGTAAGTCGATTCCCAACCCTTGTTGTTACTGCTCATTGCGTCGTTAAAATA